ACGGTCACCTGCCTCGATATGAACGTCATCTAGACTTAGTCTAGTGGCGCTCGCCACAAGGGCCGCCTTCGGGCGGCCCTTTTTATTTGTAAAATTGGTGCGCCAAACTTAAAATAACACATGAAAAGAGACATCAGCACAGGTGATCTGGTTTGGTTTAAGTTTATTGATGACTACTTGTATAGGACAGGGAAAGTAGTTTACGGAACTAAGTGGCGCCTCATGAACTTTCTTGATGCTCACATCGATATGTCAGGCCGAAGAGGCGGCCCATTGCTTGTAATTGACACTGTGCCCGAGGTTGAATTGTTGGAAATCAGACAGACTTTCGGAAGAAACTGGGATTACTTAACACGCAAGCCCGGTCTCCTGCTATACTGTCTTGCTGCTGACAATCATTTGATTGTTGTTAAGAGAGAATCTCTGACGAGACATGCCTGCGAGTCCTTGAATGCAATCTAATTGCCATCCAGGTCCATCGGTAACTCGCGTCATCCAGCCGGGAGATCTAGTTTGCTTTAAGCAGGCAGATGATTACGTCTCTCAGGACAATAAGTCTACTTGGAATTTGACTTATTATTGGCAAGATCACGATCAGCCGTGGCGAAACAATCCAATGCTTGTAATTGATGCACTGGGAGAAAAAGATCTTAAAATCATTAAGCAAGCAATGGCAAAGTGGTGGATGTTTACAGGTAGTGCATATTTTCTTGTGTTCTGCCTTACCACAGACTGTAACTTGATAGTGGTCAGAAAATCATCCCTAATGCATCTTGAGGTTGCGGCTTAGATGGAAGACGAATTCTACCCAGGTCAGCTAGTGATTCACTACACCGACATGACCGTAGGCGTTTTAATTGAACAGCAAACAAAAACGCGAGGTATTGATTACTGGGAGTCAGTTTGCTGGACAGTGTGGACTGTTTTAACTGAGGCCAACCAGCTTGAAGCCTGGAATGAGTCGTCCATTTTCCCTTATGCACCACCTGATGTCTAAGTTTAAACCCGGAGATCTAGTCAGGTGTCAGATTGCTTCATGGGCACCGATTCACACAGGAGTCCTGCTTGATAGAGAAGAGTACTCTCCTCGGGAACCGACACCTTGGGAAAGTTTATCTAATACTCACGTGGGCTGGTGGGTATTTGTAGCGGAAGGCTCCCCTAGATTCTTCTATGAGGCACACATCACGTTGATACAGGCAGATGTGCCAGGTACTTCTGAGGACACTTAAGAACAAGAAATGAAGGCAACCAAAAAGTGAGAAAATAAAAGTTCCACGGTGGCACAGAAAGCTTTGCACACCACCTGATTCTTTAAGTTCAAGCATTTAATTAGACTTCCAGTGATACTTACCTTTGAGTAGTGTGTTTTCTGGGAGGATAAGCCTGTGGCTACTTTTGCTAACACGATTAATCCGACTCCCTTCGGCTTCTTCGACTCTGATACTGTCTTTCAGACCGAAGCAGACGCTATGGTTACTTTTGTCAAGCGACGTCTAGGCGATGACATTCTAAGTGTTGAGTTAACCAAAAAGCAGATCTGGGCAGCGTTCGAAGAAGCGACGTTACAGTATTCTAGAATTGTCAATGAGTATCAAGCAAAATCACAGCTAAACAACTGGTTAGGCCAAGCTACCGGCAGCCTGTCCGGCTCTGAGCAGATCTACCCCAAGGAAAACCTTGAGTATCTAGCCAGATTTGCTGAGCCATACGCAATGGAAGCAGGCATCGGAGGCTCATACAACTCATACTCAGGCTCCATTGCACTAGAGGCAGGTCGACAAGATTATGATCTGTATACTGAGCTGAAAGATGCTAGCGGAACACCTCTCTTTGACAATCCTGAGAATAGCCCAAAGGGAAAAATGAGAATTCGAGAGGTTTTTCACTTCTCACCTAGCGCCGCTTATCGTTTCTTTGACACAACGTCTGCTATCAACTATCTAAACAATGAATTTTCTTTTGAGTCATTTACTCCGGAGACAATTTTCTACGTTCTTCCGGTATTTGAGGATATTCTTCGGGCCGGTCAGCTAGACATCTCACAGCGCGTGCGTAGATCAAACTACTCCTATAAGATTATGGGCAGAAACTTTAGAGTATATCCGACGCCCTCTACTGAAGGCAGAACGGAGCTTTATCTTCGCGTGCAGTTCCAAGCCAATCCGCTAAGTTCTTCCATTCCAGATTCGACAATTTATGGCGTATCAAATATGTCGAATGTGCCGTTTGGCAACTTGCAATACGGAAAGATCAACAGTATCGCACGTCAATGGATTAGACAATATACACTTGCAATCTCATCTGAAGTTCTAGGTAACATCAGATCAAAATTCAGCACTGTACCTATTCCGGGCAATGATCTCACCCTCAACGGCTCAGATTTGGTCAGCAGAGGCAGGGAAGATCAAACTAAGCTGAACACTGAATTAAGAGAAATGCTAGAGAGCATGACCTACGATAAGATAGTTGAGACAGAAGCAAATCGCGCTGAAAACATTATGAAGCAACTTAGAATGATTCCCGTACCTAACGGGAAAGCAATTTTTACTGGCTAAAGGAGAATAACAAATGGCACGCCTTTTTATCTCTCCCAGAGAAATTGACTTCATTAATGACCTCAATAAGGAGCTTGTCAAAGACGTTATTGGACAAACAATCGTGCTGTACCCAATTTCAGAGATCAAGACGAAGGTGCATGATCTCTACAATGAGTCACCTGAAAAGATCTTTGAAAATCCCATCAGAATTGATGTACGAGTTGAGTGGCAACCCGAGGATGTTAGAACAAATCAATTCGGTTCAGAGGAATACTCAACTGTCACAGCCTTTATCCCTGAAAGAGATATGCTAAACAAAGAAATTAGATTAACTCAAGGAGATTTCTTTAGCTACGGTACGCAGTTCTTTGAGATTGTTACCGTGCAAACAACTCACAATATTTACGGTCAAATCGAGTTCTCAGGTGGGCTTAAATTAGTCGGGAAAGAGTCGCGGAGAAGTAATTTTGTCGCCAAGATTAGAGGCCCGACGAATGAAAGATATACAGATCCTGACGCTATTCAAGATGAATGGTATCAGCAGAGAGGATTTGCAAACAACAAAGAGGGCCCCACGGGAGACATCAGAGATCTTCAGCGACGAGGAGTGCTGGATGAACCAATTTCTGGGCCTTCTGAAGTGTCTCCAAAAGGATCTGACAGTAAAGCCAATTCTAGCTTCTACGATGAGCAAAATTAATGTCTGGCATATACGATACAACTGACAAACTTCCTGATGGCCTAGAAGGTACAAACGTACCTGATGACTTTCACATTCCGTCATGTGGAATTGAAGATGTAGATAGGGCTTTGTTTGATAAGTTCGACAAAGAAATCGGTTTTACTATTAGTAGAAAGATAGAGCGAAATTTTATCGATGAAGATGTGCCAGTCATCATGGCAGGCGGAGAACGTTTTGCACTTGTCAAGAGAAAGGAGCCAATAAGAGATGAAAATGGCACCTTTGTCTTGCCGCTGATATCAATATATCGTTCAGGAATTGATCAATCGGAAAATATGGGCGGCCTAGGTCGAGGTTTAGGGCAGGATACTGGAGACCTAGTCATTAAAAAGAGGCTAAGCTCAAGAGATCGAAATTATCAACGCATTAAAAATGCATTAGATCTCAAGAATCAAAAAGACGTCGCTTCGCAAGCAAATTTAATAGGAACCTCGCCTCCACAGAGAACGGACGCAGGAGCTGTGGGAACCAGAAGAGAAGTCGGTCGTCTAAGTGATCTCAAGGATGCAGGAGAGCTCTTAAGCACAGATCTTAGAGACAATATCTTTGAAATCATTACAATTCCTTTTCCGGAATTTTTTGTTGCTACTTACGAGGTGACATTCTGGACACAGTACATAACACACATGAACCAAATGATTGAAACAATGATGTCTGCGTACGACGCACAGCACAATCAGTTTAAGATCTCTTCTCCCAAGGGATATTGGTTTGTTGCATTTGTTGACTCAAATTTAACACCCGATGACAACTTCCAAGATTACTCAGAATCTGAGAGATTGATTAAATACAAGTTTACTATCAAGTGCACCGGATATATTGTCGCTCCCCAGCACAAAGGCCAGAGAAACCCGTTCAGAAGATACCTGTCAGCACCTCAAATAGAGTTTGCAATTCAAGAAGCCAGCGGGCAAATCCAGGGCCCTCGCCCTGTGGGCGGAGGGTCAGGTCAGCCAAACGATTTTATTTTAAGCGACATCCAGGAACTGGACAGCAGAGGAAATCCTGAACTTGGCAGGAACCACTCTCCCTATCAGGTCTTGACTGAGATTGAAGATCCGTTTACAGGTAAGACAACCAAGAAATACGCACGAATATTGACCAGAGATCAAAGAAAGGGTGAGACAGTTTTACGACTCACAGACCTGGATAATATCTTACTAGACTAAATAAATGTTTCTACACACGATATGTATTGCTAGAGTTGGAGAGATATAAATGGGACTTAAGTATCCACCCGCACAACACAACGACACGTCGAGTTACCTGGTAGGCGGAATCCCGTATGTCACGTCAAGCCTGGTAGTACCAGCATCATCATCAGAGCCAATCAAGGTTAAATTTCCCTACGTCACGCAGTTTATTGTGGTTCGCTGTGATAGCGCAACTGAGGCTTTACGGGTAGGTTTTAGTCGAAATGGGGTCAAGGCTGTAGAGCAAAACAATTACTTTACTTTAACCTCGTCAGGATCTTTTGAAGGTAAGTTTAGACTGGGCGAAATCTATCTTTTGTCTGACTCTACTTCAGCTTCGTCAGCAACAGTTGTGGCAGGCCTCACACCTGCTCCCGGTACGCAAGTTTCTGACGGAATTATCAAAAACTGGTCGGGATCGAACGGAGTAGGATAAGCCCTGTTTTATTCTTTGTTCTGAATTTAATCCGGTCTGGTTTTAAGGCTTGACTAGGAATAATTAACTGTGTATGACACAAGCGTGCGGTTGCTTTGACCAGACAATCTAACATCGTCTTTGAATGTGATTTTTTGCCCTTAGAGACGATATGTATTGCTAGAGTTAGACTAGACCCGTACTAAGGAGAGCGAGCTCCAATGGCAGAACAAACATTCCGTTCCCCCGGGTTCTTTGAACAGGAAATTGACCTGACGCAGAGTCAGCAATCTCCTGTCGGAGTTCCTGCGGGCGTTATCAGCACAGCACAGAAAGGACCCGCATTTGTTCCGGTTACAGTTGGCTCTTTTGCGGATTTTCAGACGCGCTTTGGCAATCTTGATCCCAAGAAGTTTGGCCCATATGCAGTAAGAGAGTTCCTGAAGAACAGAACTGCTCTCACCTTTATGAGGGTGTTAGGCGCAGGTTCAAATGAGACAATTACAGATATTGATACAACCAGATCCCAAGGCACCGTAAAGAACGCAGGCTTTGTGATTGCACCTACGTCTCACGCCTCCGGTCGCCATCGGGGCGCTGTGCAGTTCATCACTGCCATCCATTTTGTCTCTGCCTCAGAGGCTGTCGGATATCCTATCTTTACAGATAACGACAGCTTTGGCACGTCAGCAAATAATTTTGTCAACTTAGTCAGAGGAATGGTGCTGACTCCTAGCGGCACCAGAATGATGGTTCTTAATGGCACCGGAGAATCGTTTTCTGATGGCGCAGACGATGTTGCTACCGTAACATCAGCTGGTAAATTCAAACTAGTAATCTCATCCTCTGCCACGGGTTTCGCAACAACTGACGGCGTCGCCGGGGTCAAGATTTTAACTGCATCGCTAGATCCAGCAGGCGACGATTACATTGGCAAGATTCTCAACACAGATCCGAGCAGATTTATCGAGGAAGAGCATCTGCTCTACGCGGATTTTGCAGTTGAAAATGAGATTGCAACCGTTTCAACCGGTGGATCACTGCAGGTCGGCATCACATCTGGATCGATTTCCACATCTAGCACGTCC